GTTCAAATTCGACGCTACCAGTACGGAGCAAGAGCGTAACGACGTTGTCGGTATGCTCTACTCTGCCCTGGCGTCGTCGAAGACGCTCGTCAATGACACCGTTGTTAAACTTCAAGGCGTTTATTAAGTTGGCAAAACTTCCTGTTTTGCTGCTTAAGGCGCTTTGGGTTGGCTTGCGTGCAGCCGTAGCACGCGTCCTCGACGAATACAGAAAGTAATCTGTATTCTTTAGACATAAGGAAGTATCCTATGCCTCGGTACAAGAGACCCGCAAGGAAGAACTCTGGATGGAAATCCAGCGTTTTCCTTACCCCAAGTTTGAATGATGAGCTTGTTTCGGAAGTTAATAACTTCCTTGAACAAACTCGAGATGAACCGAAGTCGGCCTACATGATAGGCCACTTCCTTTCAAAATACGTGGGTCCGGAAACGGACTCAAGTGACATTCGACGTTCGCGGGCCATTGAGAAATGGCTGGCGACCGAACTTAGGAATTCGGATTCCAATCATCGCCTTCTCCTTATTGATCCTGACCATGAGGTAATACCTCAGGTCAGTCACTCACGGATGGTTGATGTTTGTCGACGAATCATCTCTTCAATTATTGGGGAAGCACCAGTCTGGACCTACCTTTTCGGTGGGTTCAGTGGTGGCGCTTCTACTTCTAAAACAAGAGATAGCAGTTGTCCTGCCCTAAAGTTCTTGGACAAAGCAGACGTCACTGAAGACTGTTACGACTTAGCATCCCTAATTACGGGGGCTTCGCCGTTATGGTCCGAACAGACAGCATTAAATAGTTATTTTAATGTTGTCCATGGTAACGTTCTTTTCACTGTTCCAAAGTCCACAAAGATTGATCGGGTTGCCTGTAAGGAACCCGACATGAATATGTTCATGCAGAAAGGTGTCGGGAACTTCATTCGAAAACGTTTGAAGATTCACGGCATTAATCTGAATGACCAATCGATCAATCAGGAGCTGAGTCGTCAAGGTAGCAAAGATAACCATCTAGCTACTCTTGATCTCTCAAGTGCTTCTGACTCAATATGCACACAACTCGTTTACGAGATGTTGCCTATAGATTGGTTTATTCTCTTAGATCGTCTTCGGTCAAAAGTTACTATGATCGATGGCGTTCTTCATGAGAATCATATGTTCTCTTCTATGGGTAACGGTTTTACGTTTGAGCTTGAAAGTTTGATCTTTTATGCTATAACGCGCGCCGTTGCATACATTAGGGGAGTTCGTGGAAGTGTGTCTGTATACGGGGACGACATTATTTGTCCCTGTGCTATCGCATCTGACTTAATTGTTACGCTCGAACACTTTGGATTCTCAACTAACGTTGAGAAATCTTTCGTGGACGGGCCTATCAGAGAAAGTTGCGGTGCCCATTGGTATACAGGATACTCTGTAACCCCTTTCTATCACAGGAGCCCGATTGTTCATACGGTAGACCTTATCCACTTCCTCAATTCCTTACGGAAATGGGGTAGTTGGAGGGGTATTCTTGATGAAAGAATACTTCCAATTTGGTCAAAGTATGCTCAATTCGTGCCACCCGAGTTATGGGGAGGTCAAGATTATTCTTGCAAATATGCTCTCGTTTCAGGTGATCGTCCAAGGTCCATTTTGGTACCCCACACGACTCCTGTCTCACATGATCATATAGGCGGATATCTTCACTGGTTACAAACCTGTTCTGAACGAACAGTCCTAGGCGAAGCTATTGTTACTTCAACTTCAAAGTTGAATAAACATAAGCAAACCTATAGACTGCGTCGTAATGAACAAGCAGTGATGCCCGAACTTCTTCATTGATGTGAAGTTCGAGACACCAACCACAGGTTGGTAGCCCGCGTAGACGCGGTGGGTCCCACAGATTAAGTTCTGTGCGATTTATGGTAATGAG